TAATGCCAGCGAGAATGCTTCGATGTCTTTCATAATTCCTTCAAACAGTACATATTAATGACCTTCGGCCCTGTCATTTTATCTGCTTTTGCGCCTTTTGTAGCAACAATTTTATTCTGTTGATGCACTAATTTCCATAATACCGCTTTGATGGAATGGGGTTTGGCCAGCAGTTCTTTTGCAATCTCAGCTTGCGTAATGTTAGGTTTTTGCCCCAACAAATCCAAAATGTCTTGCGCAAGCCGTGGTCGGCGTTTTAACTTTTTCATAATAAACAGTTCCCTATAAAACTTTTACTTTTACCATACCGCCCCGCTGCTGGCTTATTTTGTATGTGCTAATAATTAGTTTGTCGTTAACCTTCCAGGCATCGGCTAGGCCGTCTTGCCCAGCTTTAAACGAGGCAATCATGTTGTCTAAGTCCCGTGGACGGTTATCTGGCGGGTAAAACTCCACCTCCAAGAAAATGGGTGCGTCCTCTACGATGTATTCAATAAATGGTATCGGTTGCTGCAACGCCAGAATGCGGACCGCAAACCGGTACTTTTTCTTAGCCGATGCCACCGGACCCCAATGCCCGCGGTAGTTGGGGCTTAGTTCTTTTGGCGGCCAAGGTAAAGATAGTCTTTCCATTTAATCCCCACAAAAACAAGCTATCGATTCATCGGAAAACATATCGGATTGGTCCAATGTGTTTTGCATCATTGCTGCATAGCTAATTGAGTTTTTTCTAAATGTAGCTATACCTTTTCGCTCTTTATCTACAACCATTTTTTGTAACTTTTCTTCCTGTTCAATCCACCATGTGGCTCTAGACGGCTTATCTTTTATTAATGCATACAATAATTTGTCACCTTTTAGAAAACATAGGTCGCAATTAGATAGTGTGTTTAGACCTACTTTTGGCAGATTTAAATCAAAACTATTGGTTGACCAAAATTTGCCAATTTCATATGAAGTAATGCCCTCCTGGGCTAATGGGCAATTTTGTAAACCAACCTTAGCTACCCGCCTTTGTTCGTCTGCCCGGATACCTATCAAACGCTCCATTTCATCCGAATTCATGCCAAGGGATGCAATAAATTTATCAATTACTTTAATTTTTAATTCTTGAGTGCAAAAACGCATAAAAACATTAGGTAAAAACTGTTTTGCTTTGATTACTGCCTCAAAAGGTTCGCCATTTCGGCTTGCGGTTTCATAATTTACGACCTTAAAACGATTTTTTGGGTCAGCAGAATCTTGATATTCAAGCCAATGTATTTTGCACCCCCAGTTATCTTCGCAATCCCTAACAAACCGTAAGGTTGCCTCATCTTCTTTACCTGTATTGGCAAAACAGACTATGGCATCGTCAGGCAAAACACCATTATTAGATTTAAGGACACGCCAAAGCATATAGGCAGAAGTCCTGCCGCCGCTAAATGTAATGACGGTGGGCTCTAATATTTTAAATGGATCGCTCATTTCATAAGCCTTTCAATGGTTTTGTTTAAAACGGTTAATTCCGTTTGTTTGGTTGCGTTCCATATTGATTTGCGACCATGAATACCGTTATGGCTGCCTTGGTGGCAATCCTTACAGAGCGGAATACAGAGGTATTGGAGGCCTTGTTCAATATGATGGGCATCTGAGGGTTCAGACACGCCACAAACGCCACAGGGCAACGATTTAACGCGTGTAAGGTGGTTTCTTTGGGACGCAGTCAGCTTGTTATTCATGTTGGCTCAAGATTTCCCATGCAAATGCTGCCACTTGTGATACTTGTCCATTTCCAAGGGCTTTAATTCTGTCCATCCTAGCGGCCACCCCATTAGCCACTCGACCCACATCGGGTTCAATTTCCCATCCTCTCCCTGATTTTCTACCGCATCCGGCAAACTGTTTGTCATTGGATTGCGTCCGGTTTTCTTCATTGCCTCCGGAGTTCTTGCGCCCTTGTAATCCCTTGTTGTCGGAGTTGGAAAAAGTTTCTCTGCCGTCATATAACCTATCGGATTTCCCGTCCCGCTCCATTCCACCTGCTCTGACAGGCAGCCCGCGCCCACTCCGTTTCTTCCCAATTTTTTCCTGTATTCCAATCTTTTTATCATCGACTCTTTTGACCGAATCGCAATGTCTACCGTGCTGGGGGTAAGCCAATATCCAGATTCTTTCTCTTTTGTGGGGAGCGCCAACATCGTTTGCTCCCAGCACACCCCATCTTGCATCAAACCCCATCTTGGCCAAGTCTGCAAGGACTCGTTCAAGTCCTCTAGTAGTGAGCATTGGACTGTTTTCAATGAATGCGTATCTGGGTCGTACTTCGCCAATAATCCGTGCCATCTCTCTCCACATTCCTGACCGCTCTCCTTCGATGCCTTTCCCCCCCCCCCGCAACGGATATGTCTTGACAGGGAAAGCCGCCCGAAACGACATCAACAATTCCTCGCCACGGCTTTCCGTCAAAGGTTTGAACATCATCCCAAATCGGGAAAGGCGGGAGAAGTCCGTCATTTTGTCGGGCGCACAATACGCTTGCTGGGTATGGTTCCCATTCAACTGCGCAGACGGTTCTCCATCCGAGCAAATGTCCCCCAAGTATTCCTCCACCAGCGCCTGCGAAAAGAGCCAACTCATTCATGCCGCCTTTACCGATCCGCGTAATACCGCAGCTTTAAATAAATATGGTTGGTCAAACTGCGACTCCAGAATGCCCAGTTCTTTACCCTTGGCCACAATGCCTGGCCATGTTTCATGCCATTCCTTACCGTCAACCACCCCAGGCAAGGTCACTTTTAACTCATCGGACCAGCGCTCCTGGCGCAACCACGAGGCGGGGTAGCAGATGAACTGGCCATCATTCTTGCGCCATTGGTCTGAGCGGATTTGTTGCCGAATAGATTCCAACAGTTCTTGCAACGGCGGGCGAATGCCCTCGGTTTGTTTCCATGCCTTACGGGCATCACCTTTTGCCACACGGCGTGGATAGGTTTTCCAAAATTCTTCAAAGTCTGTCATTTATCCCTCAACCAAATAGCCAAACAAGCCAAAATAGCAACAACCAAAATAAACCAAGAAAAGTCCATTAATGACGGGGTTTGCGCAGAATAGGCAATCATTCGTCTGCCCTTTCTCGTATAGCGTTGGCAATGTCCTCTTGCTCTATACCCTTAAACCATGCCATTTCAGCGACCTTGGCGCATTGTTCGCGCTCATAATCGGCTGCTCGTTTAATGGATTGAACTAGCTGATCCCTGGCAATACCTCTAAATTCCTCAAGTAAATTGTTTGCAAAGCATTCCAGTTGTGATTCGGTGGCCGACCAATTTTTTTTGGTTCTTACCATTCCGCATTTAAGTGCCACTTCTTCTAGGTCATCGAGGGTCATATTTGTTCTCCTTGTTGCAGAGAATAAATGATTAAGAAATAGTTTGCAAGGCAGTTTTTAGTTTCTATTTGTTTCTGCCATAGATTACCCAAGGGTGATAGCCATGATCACTTTAGCACCAGCAAAGATTAGTAAAACAATCTAGCCTATGCGCCCCATAAGGCAACGATTCATCCTAGCCTAAGTTGTCTATCACCCATGTCTTAAGCTAGTTCCGCAGTCCCTCGTTGACAGGCTGCTCCGGTAATCTGGTGGTGAGCCGATACCGTATCTACTGTTCCGCGCAGCCGATTTAGGCTCTTAATAACGCTCGGAGTACGGTCAGCAGGCAACAAAAAACCCCAAATCCTTGGGTGGTGCGGCCTGGCAGGGCATCCTTGGAATAAGTCCTCATTAGATCAAAATGACCAATTCCAAGCATTTATCGCACCACCGAAAAATTCGGGGTTGCTGATCATAATGAGATTCCAACAAGTGCCACCTTGCTGACCCCTTAATATTACCATGGTTTTATTTAAAAAAGTCTGGTTTTTTAACCATGGTTCAACCCTAGTTCAACCGTGGTTAATAGGTAATAAGCATTTATTACGCAGTTATTAAGCATTTATTGGGCATTTATTGTTATTTTTGTGCAGACTTATTGTCATTTATTGTGCATTTTTCTAGTGGTTTACCCTAGTTTTATAGGTATTTTCCCTAATTTTAATAAAAAAACGCATAAATCGGTTGCAAACAGTAAATAAACAGTTTACTATTCATACACGGTCAACGCTCAGACCGGACTTTTAAAGGAGCTTTACTATGTTTCAAATTACTTTTTACTCTTTCTCTAAAGTTCTCAACAAAGGTTTTATCAATGTTGAGATTCACAAATCCATTGATGATGCAAAGCTACGCGCTTCTGCGCTTCATTGGTCTATTCAGTCTGTTGTAAAAATTTAATCAACGGGGCTTCGGCCCCATTACTCGGAGAGAAGAAATGGACGATTTACAAGACTTACATTACCACCAGCAGTTGCAACATCAAGAGCAGCAGGCGCAGCCAGCATATTGCGACTACATCGCTCACATAATCAAAAGATCCTTAAACGCACCAGACCCATTAGACATTGTTTATGGAACGGGTCGCATTCATTGGGACTTAGGCCCAGAGGGTCAATTTCTTAGCACCAAAAAGCATTTGTTTGTTGTGGATTGCAATGGCCGTCATTACAAAATAACCGTGGAGGAATTATGAAAGACACCAAAATTAACCAAGTAGCGCAGCATTTAATTAAAAAAAGAAAGATAACTAGCTGGGAGGCAATTGAGCGCTACCACGCAACACGCCTGGCTGACATTATTTTTACTCTAAAGGGCAAGGGGTGGAACATTGTTACCGAAATGGTAAAAGAGCCCAGCGGTGTGCGTTACGCCGTTTATCACTTGATGTCAGGCATTCGCAAAGGCAGGGCATGATGAGAAAAACTAACTTTGAGGCCAACAAATGGCAACGCAATGTGTTTACTAAAAAAGAGTCTCCTTGGGTGGAGGCCTTTGCTGCCGTAGGTTTAGTTGTATTTATTTTACTTTTAGCATTTATTTAATCGGAGGGAATATGCAAAAAATAGCAACCGCGTTAGTCAAGGCACAAAAGGCTTTTGGACCTGCGCTCAAATCGTCCACCAATCCACACTTCAAATCAAGGTATGCCGACTTGGCAGCTTGCGTTGAGGCCGTGATTGATGCCCTAAACGACAACGGTATTGCCTTAGTTCAACATTCCCATGAATGTGCGGATGGAATCATCATTGAGACTATTTTTATCCATGAGTCTGGTGAAATGATTTCGGGTGGCAAACTCCATGTGCCAGCTACTAAACAAGATGCCCAAGGGTACGGTTCGGCCATGACCTATGCTCGGAGATACAGTTTGCAAGCAGCCTGTGGCATCGCTCCAGAGGACGATGACGGCAATCACGCATCGCGCCCAAGCAAACCCAAATCTACGCGTACCAAGGCAGAGATTGAGGCCTTAATTACCGCAGCAACATCAACCGACCAGTTAACTGCTACATGGAAAACATTAGCAGGAGATGAGCGCGAAATGGTGCGGGACTTTGCAGCTAAACATCACACCAAACTAAAAGGGGATCAAAATGCGTGAACCAAATCCATTCCAGCAAGACGGGACATGGTGGAACGACCGACTCGGTAAGTTGACCGGTTCCAGAATGGCTGCGGCCATGAATTTTCTAAAGTCTGGCAAAGAATCTAGTGAGCGGGAGAACCTGCGTTATGAGGTGGTGGCCGAGCGCATTACCAACACCTTTGCCGACAAGTACATGACCTCGGATATGCAATGGGGCGTGGAGCAGGAAGCCGCCGCCAAGGAGGCCTTTGAGACCCTTACCGGTTTAATGGTTAAAGATGTCGGTTTTATTGACCATCCAAGCATTGACCATTGCGGTGTGAGTCCTGACGGTTTCGTGTCCGATGGATGCTTAATTGAGGTCAAATGCCCCAAGACTAAAACACACATGAAATATGTGGCTAATCAGGCTATCCCACCGGAGTACAAACCGCAGATGCTTTTGCAGTCAGCTTGCACCGGTAAGGATATTTGGTTTGTATCTTACGACCCGCGTATGGGCGAGGGAAAAGACCTATTTATCAAGAAATATGTCCCGACCCCAGAGGAGTTGGCAGAGGTTGAGGCAGCTGCCGAGAAGTTCTTAGCCGAGTGCGATGCACTATTTGAGTTTTTTAATGACGAATCGAATTATTTTGATAAAGGGAGTTTTTAATGTTAATGATCGGATTAGCCCGCTTGGGCAATGATGTAGAAGTTCGCTATACGCCAGATGGCAAGGCCATTATGGATTTGTCCTTGGCGTTTTCCTACGGCCGTAAGGTTGACGGTAAGCAGCCGACCCAATGGATCAACGGGACTATGTGGGGTGAGCGATGCGAAAAGTTAAAACCCTACCTCACCAAAGGCCAGCTTTTGTTTGTCAGCATGACCGAACCCCATGTAGAAACCTATAAGCGCAAAGATGGCACCGAGGGCGTGACTTTAAGGGCTAGGGTAGGCGAATTAGAGTTTGCTGGGTCTAAACCCGACTCGCAGCCACAAACGCCTCCAATCGCTCAAAAATACCCCTCACGGGCATATGCGGGTGACATCAACGATGACAACCCATTCTAGGAGGGAGTTATGAAAATGATCATAGCCGGTGTTTGTTTACTGTTTTTAAGCGGATGTGGCATCTTGCCCGACAAAAACGCTATGCCAGAGCAGGAGTTGATAGTTGATGACAAGGTTCATTCTATGAGCCGTCTTGAGGTAGTTACGGCCATTCAGGATTGCCAGGTTGCCAAAACCAGAGCCGTTGTCATTTACGGTAAGCGCAAGGTTGGCGGTATGACCCGCGATATTGTGGTGGATGTCACTTGCGCCCCGCTCTATTAATTGTTGGGGCAGTTTTGTTAGGTTTGTGGCATATGGAGGCCGTTCACAATGCGTATCGTGAGGGGTTTACAGATGCCATGACCTACGAAAAAAAGAGCCCCACCAAAGAGGCAGGGCAAGAGGGTTTAAAGGAAACAAACGAAATCAATATTTAGTGTATCACGCGTATGGACGAGTACCGCTGCGATCAATAATTAATGCCTGTTGCCTAGGTTTATCTTCTGGGTTATTAGGGATTGAGATATGGGTCCAGCGGTCAAACTCTCTGATAATCTGGTCGTAACCAAGTCCCGCAGCCATAATGGTTTTAACCACCTCATCGGGGGTCATGCCTGGGATGCGGATGTCAGCAGCGCAACCAACTCGGTGCTGGCTGGTGTCTTTTGACCCAACCGCGTCATTGACCTGCTTGCAGCGAAACGCCGAATTAATCATTACGGGCTTACCGCCTAAGACGGTTTTGACCTGCTCTAAGAACTTAGCCAGACGGTTTAAGTTGGCTAATTCATCGGGATTTGGCGTGTTATCAAACTGCCGGTGGTCGGTAATGGTTAATTCTTCAAGGGTAAAGTGTAGGCTAAGTGGGGTAATCATTTTTTAAGCATTCCTTTCATTTCTTCGGTCTTGTTCTTGCTGCCTTGGCTTGAGCCAAAGTAAAACGATAAGACTTGGCCTGCAGCCGAGGTTATAAACCCAAGAGCAAAAATAACCAGTTGTTGCTGGTTGTCTGGGGTATCAACAAACATCAATATCCCAATTAAGAAAAACGCCAATCCTACGACACCAAGGGCTAAGACGGGTACGACCAGCTTATCTAGCTTAGTTGCGTGTTCAGATGTGGCTACCGCGGCATAGGCCTGGCGGGCAGAATCTCGGTCTTGGACTTCCAACTTGGCATATTCCAAGTCCAGTTCTTTCAGTTTTAAGGTCATTTCAGGATTGCCCGTAAGCGCTTGGGTGACCCCTTCAACGGTAGCGTCATCAATCCCTAGTTTGCTTGCAATCCAACCTACGGCAGCGCCACCGGCTGGGCCAGCAACCGCAGTTGCTAATACGGGCGCGACCCCTTTAAGTATTCCTAATAGCGTATCCATGAATTAATCCCTATACAAATAAACAAAATTGCTGCCATCCAAGTAGCTACGAGTAGGTCATATCGATTCATTTTTTAGACCTTTCTTCTAGCAGTTTGACCCGCACATGGAGGTCATGGAGTTCCTTATACAGTTCTTCTCGCATCTTAGCCCTGCGTTCTGCTGATATTGGGCTATCTGTTGGTACGCCTTCGTTGGTAATTAGGGCTGGCATTTTGCCCTCAATCTGGGTCAAGCGGGTTTGGAATGAGGATACTTGACCCAATAACCAGGCAATGCAGGCTACCAAAATTGGTATTACCGCCTTTAGTACATCTTGCATATTCATTTTTTAGACCCCCATACCATGTAATAAGCAATCCAAGCTGCCACTAAAAAACACCAGAACTGCACCCATTTAACCTTTGCCAACTCAGCATCAAAATACTTCTTATCCTCTTTTTCTAGCTTTTCAATCTCGGCCTTAATGTCTATTAACTTCTGCCATTCTTTGGTGCCGTACTTCTTAATAAAATCTATGCGCAGCTGGTACTCCTCATCGGAAATCTTTTTGCGGTGTTTGTACTCCTCAAGGGCTTTAAATATTGCCCGCTCTTTCCTTAACTCCGCTTCCCTGCGTTCCCGTATTCTTGCGTTTGCTTGCTGCTTTGCAACATCTACTGCTTCTTTCTGTACTTCCTCAATATTCTTACCAATTTCTCTACCGGCTTCTCTACCGGTTTTCATGCCCTCGCTGATACCCTTGGCACCAGCGGATAGCCCCAGTTCGTCTGCCATATGTCATCATTTTTTGATTCTTTGCCATATATCCGCTATCGGCGTTGAGTTGATTTCTCTCCAGCCAATACAGACGCAGGCAAACATAATAAATAGGAAGAAAGCAAATAAGACCGTAAAAATAATGACCGCAAAAATTGCAATAAATAAAGCAAACATATTAAGTATGGTTAATAACATTTAATGAGCCATGAGCATGACGGTTAATATAAATAATAGGATTACTATATAAATCCTCTTAGCCCAATACTGCTGATTTAGAATGCGTGGGTCGTGAATTAGGTAACTCTGCAACTCCAGCATATCCTCGTCACTTTCAATGTACTTTGGCCTTAACGGGTTTCGGTCATATTGCGAACCTATCTTAATTTTCCCGTTATTGTATGGCACATCCATTACTTATCCGCTTTGTCGTTTAATCGGTCAAAAAACGATGCCATGATACTTTCCAGCTTGTCAAACCGTGCTGCCATCTCAACCCGTACTTCTTTTAGGTCATCACGGCGCACATAGAGTTCCCGTAAGTCTTTTTCGATTTGGTGGATGTCTCTGCGCAATTCTTTAACAGAATCCCAAAGTTCCCTAGCAAACCAGCCAATAGATGCAATAACGCATCCAAGGCCAATATTGATAATCGTTTGCCATTCCATATTAGGTTTTCATTATGTAGCAAAGAGCGTAATAAGGAGGCAAGTTTGCGTTAGTTCCGCTTGTACCAGCATTAGCAGTCGTTGTAGCTACAGTAATGCCAGTAGTGACAGTTGTAATCGGAGTTCCTGCCGTTGTTGTTGTGCTTCCATTAAAACCATAAATTTGTGGGCCAGAACCACTTGGACCTCCGTTAGAACCAAAATTTCCATTGTGAGTATGCCCAGGGTCTGTTACCGTAGAAGTTGCCGTATGGTTATGGGTAACCACGATAGCATCCGCTGAACCGCCTGTAGCATTGACCGCATAAGTAGACCCAGCGCCTACGATAAAACGGTCTCTAAGGTCTGGCGTACCATTTGAGCCGTTACATAAAACATAGCCAGCAGGGATTGATCCAATCGAGCCAGACCACAATAAAATACCGCCCGCAGGGATTGGGGTAGCGGCTGGTGGGGTTGCGCTCACAATTCCATACAAATTGTCATAGGTTTGGATGGTGACATTGCTTGAATTAGCCAATACAAATTTATAGAAAAACCCGTCTAGTAGCCAAATTGTTGACGGTGGCCGACCATCCGTTCCCAAGATAATGGGGTTGGTATTGGCAATTAGACCGCTGGAGTCTGTATAAGTTGTAAGCGGGGTAGTAGACCCAGCTTGATAGGTATAAAGTTTGCCGGCGTTTAATGGCAGCCCATCATTACTAAAGAACTGAAAGCCATTGCCGATTGGTGAAAGATTAACTGCTGCCATGATTTATTCCTTTTTACTTAGAATGTCTCTAATTAGGTTTGACTTACCTTTAACGCCGGCCAATGGTTCTAAAGATTGTTCTTCAAATTGCCGTCCCGCACGGCGGGCGCGAACCTGTGCCGCAGCCGTTCCAATGGATGCGCCAGGCACCGCCAAATTTAATGTTTGCTCTGCGCCCTTGCTAATTACACCGCCAACCCTTTGTGCCAATCCAGCAACCAATGTATTGCTATTGTTGGCAAAAGTGCCTTTTGGCTGGGCCATAACCTTGCGGGCTACCTCGCCCAAATCTCTGAGAGTTTGAGCCGATGCGCCATCAAAAATGTTTTGTAATTTTGGGTCTAACTCTTGAAGCGCTTTGTTATAAGCGGCTTGCGAGAAATTGCCCTGCTGGTCTACCGATTTGTTTCTTAAATACTCAATAATATTGGCTGCAACTGCGTGTTGGCCATCGGTCCCTTTGCCAAGGGCTTCCATCATGGTTTGCACATTCTTTTCAGTTCCCTTGCCCTTGCTTAGTACAAAAGTCTCAACAAAATTCTCTGGGGCAACCTTATCGTCTACGGCTGCTTTATAGGCTGGATCGCGTTTAAGCGCTTCAAAACGCTCTCTAGCTGCCGTTCTTGCTGCATCTGCCAATGGTTTTAATGCTGCCGCCTCACCAGTTAATGGTAAATCTTCTAGAGAATCTCTGATGATAGAAAGAGCCATAGACGCGTTGCCATCACCGGCCCGCTCGGCTTTTCTTATTTCGGTGGCCAGATTAGTACGCAAAGCCTCAAACTGCTCAAAATCCATCCTACCGCCATCACGATAAGCCTGTAACTGCCTTTGGATGGTAGGTGGCACAAACTCGCTTTTGAGTTTTTTGCTTAATTGGTTATCGGCATTGTTTACAAATGTACGGGAATCAATTGGAAAATTACCGCCCGCTGCCTTTTCTAAATCTTTATACAGGTTACCAATAACGGTGCGCCGGTCATTGTCTATACCTTTGTAGGTATCAATAACAATTTGACCAAAATCGGACGATTTAGAACCTGGCAAATCAGGTGCCGCAAGGTCTCTAATATCAGATAAATTTTTTATTAATGCTTTGTTTGTTTCGCCCATACGGTATGCAATATTTTGCAATTCGCCACGGCGATTTAATTCGTTACTGAGAGCCACTAAATCGCCAGTTGCCTGCCCACGAGTTAAATAAATGGGCGTTGGCAAGCCTAAAGCCTGCACATGGGATTCTAGCGCTGGCAAGTTAATTCGATTAATTGGTATATTTTTAACTTCATTTTGCAACTCTGCTGGTAAGGCATCAATGGCTGCCCTAATTGCTACAGGGTCACGCCGACCAGCTGCGCCAACACTTGCTAATCCTGGCAATGCGGCGGGGTCTTGTTTAAATTGAGGAGCCGTTCCCTCAACAACCGCCCTAACATTTTCGTACTCCTTAACCGACATCTTTGGCTTGCCCTCTGGCTTAGGAGGGGGCAATCGACCCGCAGCGGTTACGGCAGTTAACTCTGGGGCTAATACTGGTGGCAGTTTTGTAGCCTCAAATGCCTTGCCAACCGTTTCTACCATTTCCTTACCAGACTCTGTACGGGGTACATAAGTACCGGCTTTCATTCTTGCTTTAAATACATCTTGGCCAACATTAGGTTTGCCAGTTATCTTTCCGTAGATGTCAGAACCCAATTGTTCCGCAGCGGCAAATGGGGCAGTTACCGCGCCCGTAGCTAGGGTTAATGCGGTTTCTACAGGGGCTTCCATTAAGAATTCCCTAACATTGCGCACTTTGCGTGGTTGGGGTTCTTCAATAACGCGCCCAGATGCGTCTTTCTTTACAACCTCTGGAACGCCAGCAACCAAGGTTTCTCTTAGTTTTGCCTCTTGCGTTATATCACCCATAGCTTGGGTGTTTTTTTGTTTTTCGTATTCTTGTTTGGTAGCGCTTAAAGCACCAAATAAATCAGTTGCTGGCCCAGCAGGTTTGGCTGGTTCGGCTTTTTGTTCTTTTTGATATTCTTGTTTGGTAGTGTTTATGGCATCAAATAGGCTGCCAAATCCAATACCGCCCTTAGATTCTGTGGCTGCCATAGCGGGTTGTACGCCTATGCGCTCAAAAAATGCTCGGCGGCTAGTAATTGGTAAATTATTAAACTCGGCTGGATTAGATAGCACTCTTTCTAATGGACCAGTATTAAATGGGGTGTTGGCGGTTGACATAGAGCGAGCAATATCTAGCGCTCTAGTCCTAGCATCCGCACTTAGATTTTCATGGACATATGGATCGCTCATCGTTTTTGCCTTGGCAAAGTACCGGTATTAGCAAGACTTTCAATATTTCGAGCCTTGCGCTCAAACTCATTTAATGCCTCTAAATTGGTCGGTTTAATCTTATTGTAAGCAGTTATTTTTTCTTGAGGCGTTAGTCTGTCTGACGCAAATATTGCCATTGCTTCA